AACGTCAGCCCTTCGGTGGCCTCTAGTTCCTCACGGCTAATCCCCACGCTTGCAGACACGCGCCGGTAAAACTCTGACTGGTTGCGCCGGTTGACCTTGCCGGTGTACTTGTTGGTCATCTTGTCAAGACGCTTGCCATCGAACTGCTTTAATAGCTTGCGCTGTACACGTGCCGCCATGGCTAGAAACACTTTGGCAAAGTTACCGGATTGCTTGGCGTCCTTAATAGCCACTGAATCCGCGAACTTGGCAACCGTATCCTGATTCAACTCGCTGAATATCTGCGTCCGCCAGCGCTGTGCCATTTGGTCTACCATGTACTCAATGGCGTTACCGAACTGGCGGATCTCTGACTTGGGCGGCTCGGGCGCTTTGATAGTTGCGCCTTTGGGGGCGCTTACTTCACGCTTCACCGTCGCCACCCATCAACTGCTCAAGACTCATGCCGCCCTGCTCGGGCGTAGGCTCGGGGTCGTCGTCCGGCTTGCCAAACATGGTATCCCACGGATCATTCTCGATCACGCCGTTGTCTTCCAAATACTTCTCGTAGTCCATGCCCATCTGCCACAAGATCAAAGCATTCTTGACCACCTCAGTCTCTTGCGCGATGCGGTCTTTGTCGGTCTGGCCCTGGTTCTCTTTAAACCACACGCGCCCGCGACCATGCATAGTCATCAGCCGGTTGATCTTGTCTAGCAGGTACTCGGATTGAAGCCCCTTGATCGTCTGCATGTCAACTTGCCTGTCACCTTCACCGCTGCCGTTTAAGCCCTTGGGTGGTTCACCTACTAGCGTGGACAGGGAAAGCCCCGTCACCATGGCTAGGCGGCGCAGGGTGATCATATCTGATTCGGCCAGGTTGCTTAATGACTGGGCGTGCACTTCGATCTCGTCTTCTTTGTCAACGATGCCCGCGCCGTAGATAGACCGCAGGTTTTCCAGTTGTGAGAAGTATTCCACCAGCTCAGTAGACTTGCGGTCTGCCAGTAGCTCTTTGAACCCGTCCACCTTGTAAAACAGTGTCGATGACTTCTCCAGAATGGCCGGTACTGCACGCTGAATCACTTGGTCGGATACCAGCTCATTGCGGATAAGCTCAAACTCAGATATGCCACCGAAAAAGTATTCAGGCGCGTCAAACTCCACCGGCTGCACATAGGTCATGTCGACCACACGGCTCGGGTGGATGGTGAACCCGCGCACGCTGTACGCTTGGGGCTTGTAATAGTTTGGGCTGGCCAGGTTGTACTCGATGCTCTGGACGTACACCATGTCGCCGCTGAACACTTGGTAATTGACCCGCGACCAGTCGTTGATTGTTGGCAATGGCTGGCTAAGATCCGCGCCAGGCTCTTGGATGACAATCAGCCCGCGACCGAATGACAGCATGAATTTGCACGCGTTTTTAACGTGCTGCTGCAAACGAGTTTCGTAATATTCTTTGTCGTTTGTGCTATCAAATTGCAGCGTGTCGTTCAGCGCAATGCCGGACTTGATGCGAATGATCTTGCTGCCTACGCCCGTTTTATAGATCGCCCGCAGCTCATCCCAGTCAACGCGGCTACTGGTCATGCGGTTGCTTGACTGGGCGTTGCGACGGTTGGCCAGCTTGTTGGTGAGGCTGGTGATGCCGTCTGCGAATCTGCGGGGGAAGCTGGGCATGTTATGTCCTATAGTAGATCGGCGTAACTTGGCCGCTGTTTTTCGATTAGCATATCAGATACGGCGTCCATCATCGGGTCAAGTGTATCATCGTGCGAAGCATTCGGAAAACTTGTTGCTTCGTTTAGTATATCAGACAACCACTCTGAGTCTTCTGGCAATACTACGTTTCCCGCCTGAACATGGGGTGCAGCATCCATAGCCCTAGACACCTTGTCTATGCTTCGGGGTATTCCGTCGACTGGAACCTTCTTCTGCTTTAGCTGCTGAATCAAGCCGGTTCCGCTTGCCTTGTCTTCTACCTTGAACTGCCTGAGCGTACCCATAATGCGAGGCTCTGCTTTGTGCTTATCCCAAAACGCCTTGGCAATTACTAGCAGCTCCGGTGCTTGCCACTTGCCGCGCACCATGTCGATCAGGTATATGCGCCCGTCTTCGCCCATGCCCCAGCACTGGAACACGCTGTAGTCGTTCTGTTCTTTGGTCTTCTGTGCGGTGTCTGCGTAGATGGCACGGTATTTGATTTTGGGCAGGACTTTATAATACTGCCACCACTCATCTTTGAATATGCCGCCGCCTATTGGGGCTGGTCGCTGTAGATATTGACCGGCAAACACGTAACCGTTGGTGTCGCGTATGCGGTGCAGCGTGTCTAGCCCGAACTGCTCAGGCCAGAATGACTTCTCATCCTCGGTAAGCGCTGGAATGTTTAGGTGCTCCCAGTCCTCGCCGTTGCCGCCGTCAAGTAGCCAGCCACTAAGGTCTGACTCGTGCAACCGCTGCATTATGACGATAATGGCAGTGTCACGGCTGTTCTTGCGGCTTTCCATTGTGGTGGCAAACCAGTCCAGCACGTTCTGCCGCATCGTTGGGCTGTTGGCTTCACCAGCCTTGTGAGGGTCATCAATGATAATCGCCCCGCCAAAGTCGGCACGCATCTTGCCCGCGCCATAGCCCGTAATTGTTCCTTCCGCGCCGGTAGCGTAGACGATGCCGCCTTGCGCCGTTCTAAACTCATCCTTGGCGCGTGAATCGCCAGACATTGACGTGTGCCCGAATACATCCAGATACCTCTCATGCTGCATGATAGCTCGAACGGCGTAAGCGTTGGCCGTGGCTAGGCGCTTTGAATAGCTGGCATGTATGAACTCGGAGTCTGGGAAGTTGCCCATGCACCAGGCAATGAAGTTGATTACCGCCAGCTCTGTCTTTCCTGATCGCGGTGGGACGTTAATAATTAACCGCTTACAGTCACCAATAACGACGCGCTCAAGGGCATTGCATATTGCATCTTGGTGCCAGTTTCGCTTTATGTCTGTGCCCTTGCGCGCCTGGAACATTGTTCGAGTAAAAGTTAGTAGGTCGGTCCTGTTCTCTGCTACATCACTTGGGGTCATGCTTGGCACGCAATGCGGCTAGAACGGCGGCTCCGTGGTCTTTTGGGGTCATGCTTGCGTCTGAGCTTGTGTGGTCTATATCGTGTTTATCCTTCCACTCTTCTTGGCTACGGTTCTTTACGCCAAAGATTGCAGCGCTGGCATTACCTTCTCCGGTAGACGCAACTTGCATCAATGTCTTCTCCCACCAGTACGCTCCAGACGCTTGAGCGGCCTTTATGGCTTCCGAAAACTGATCGTGTTCGTCCATCCATTTATAAACTGTAGACAGTGAAACTCCAATATTTCCGGCAAAGGCTTTGGTGCTAAACCCCTTTGACATAAACTCATGAGCTTCGTCACAAAACTTAGGGTCATACTTTGTCGGCCTTCCTCCCGGATTTTTAGAATCACCCATTGTTTTCTCTTTATATCAGATGCGTTTGATTATTTGATTTTACCATATTTTCTTTAGCCCACATTGGCCTTATGTTCGTCATGTGACTAAGATCATACACCTCTTGCTCTGTTTTTGCTGAAGAAATGGGCATTATGTGGTCAAGCTGCCACAAGTCTCTATTATCCCACGTCATCCCCTTTAAAAACTGCCTTTCTAGGTGGTCTTTAAATTGCACTGCTGTGCAGCCAAGGGCTTCTAAAGTTTTCATGCTCTTTAGATATCCATTGTGCTTTAGAGCGTTTCTCATTAACACGCCAAGCCTGTGAGCCATAGCGTAAACGGGATCTTCTCTCATGCGCTTTTTTTTGTAAACTCTCCTTACTTGCGCAATATCTTCTTTTTTATCTTTTTGCCTTTCCAGTATAGAGTCTCTGTTTTTATCGTAATATGACGCTAGATAATCAGCTATCTTTTCGCTGTTCTTTTCGCTGTAAGCCTTGACGGTAATGGCTATTTTTTCTTTATTTTCTGCCCTGTATTTTTTAATGTATGCCTCGTGCTTCTTCTTGTTGTTTTCTCTATACCGCTTTTGGCAAGCCTTGCATTTGTTTTGCAGGCCGTCACTGGCTGCTTTTTGTTTGGCATATTCAGGTAAAGGTTTTTCTGTGCTGCATAGGTTACATATTTTCATAGCTATCACCGTTTAGCTTCACCGAAAAGGGTTTGCGGAAACAACTCGGTGAAGTCGCTTGTCGGCTGGCCAGCCTATCCGCCCGTTCATTATAGCATAAAAAAAACCCTCACTAGGAGGGCGAAGCCTGGTTTGCAATTGCGCGTATCCAGAAAGCGCATCCACTTATGTTGCCGGTGGCCGGCTGAAAAAATGTGGCGGCCGGTGCTGAAATCCGGCTTGCGGAAGGTCTTCTACGGTTGTTCTTGGTCTGCCTACTGGTCGTTTTTCCATACACCAATTATACACCATCACACAAAAAAAAGACTACCCGGAGGTAGCCAAGTCCGGTTAATGATACGCACA